GTTCCTTACGATGTATGGGAACGGCAGGGATTTCTGCAGACCACAGAGGGAAATGTAGTTCATTACGGTTTCATAGAAAACTTCATTGATGAATTAGGCACGAGATATAATATCAAGGAGATAGCGTTTGACCGGTGGGGTGCTGTTCAGATGAGTCAGAATCTTGAAGGTCTGGGATTTACAATGGTCCAGTTCGGACAAGGCTACAAGGATATGAGTCCGCCGACCAAGGAACTGATGAAGCTGACACTTGAAAAAAAGATAGCCCACAGCGGTCATCCGATCCTCCGATGGATGATGGATAATATCTTCATCAGACGTGATCCTGCAGGAAATATAAAAATGGACAAAGAAAGATCCACCGAAAAGATCGATGGATCCGTTGCTACTGTTATGGCACTTGACCGTGCAATTCGATGTGGAATTGAAACCTGTGATAGTGTTTATGATATGAGAGATATGATATTATTGTACCTTTATAAATGTATAATATTTTTAAGCATCTGGCAAATACCAGCCATTACTGCGATGAACTGGAAATCCATATTCTTCACCAGCCCATTGTATTTCTGAAATTTTTTTATCGATTTTAAACATTAGCGTTCTATAGTATTCTCTTGTTTCATAATCTAACTCTTTATTAAGATAATTCTGTAGATACTGATTTCTTTTTATGTTTAGCTCCTCGATACTTGGTGGACTAAGTAACTTAATGATACTTATTTTACTTTTTTCTATTTGATCATTGAATTGATTCCATAATTTAATAATGTCATTCTTGTTTCTAATTAATAATATTGTTGCTAAAACAGTACCAAAACTAACTCCTGCTAAAATAAGTTCTTCCTTATGTTCTTTTACCCAAGCTATGAATTTATTTTTTTCAGTAACGAACCCTGTATTATCAATTGCATTTTCTTCTTTCATCTTTTCACCTCCTTTGTACATTACACAAATTAAGGTTTAGCATGAAGTTTTTTAATATACTGTTCAAAGAAATTATATCACTAATTCATATTACAAGTCAACAATGAAAGGACAGTTTTATGAGCATTTTTTCAGGACTCTTCAAGTCAAGAGACAAACCTAAAAACAGTTATGACAGCCCGTCATATACTTATTTTTTCGGACGGGCGCACAGCGGCAAGCGTGTCAACGACAGGACGGCTCTGCAGCATATCGTGGTATATGCCTGCGTTCGTATTCTTTCGGAAGCGCTGGCACAGCTGCCGCTTCATGTTTATGAATTTACAGATACGGGAAAAAAGCGAGTGCCAATGCATCCGCTTTATTTTTTGCTTCATGATCAGCCGAATCATGAAATGACTTCATTCGTCTTCCGGGAAACCCTTATGTCTCACCTTCTCATTTACGGAAACGCATATGCTCAGATCATCAGAAACGGACGCGGTGAAGTCACAGGGCTGTATCCGCTGATGCCGGACAGAATGAAAGTCGACCGTGATGATAAAAACAACCTTATATACATCTACTCAAGATACGACGAAGCCAATCCGAATATCAGAGAACAGGGAGAGATCATTTTATACTCCGATGAAGTCCTTCATATTCCCGGACTTGGCTTTGACGGTCTTGTGGGCTATTCGCCTATCGCACTTGCAAAAAATGCGATAGGTATTTCAATTGCCTGTGAAGAATACGGTGCTTCATTCTTCGGAAACGGAGCATCTCCTTCCGGTGTACTTGAGCATCCCGGAATAATCAAAAACCCGGAACGTGTCCGTGATGCATGGCAGAGAGCATACGGCGGCAGAAATGCCCACAAGGTAGCAGTTCTCGAAGAAGGTATGCGCTTCTCCCCTATTTCTATTCCAAACAATGAAGCTCAGTTTCTTGAGACCCGAAAATTTCAGATTGAAGAGATCGCAAGACTGTACCGTATCCCGCTTCATATGCTTGGTGACCTTGAGCATGCAACCTTCAGCAATATCGAACAGCAGTCACTTGAATTTGTAAAATACACACTTGACCCGTGGCTCGTCCGGTGGGAGCAGTCACTTCAGAAAGCACTTCTGTCAGATACCGAAAAAGGTAAATACTTTATCAAGTTCAATGTTGATGGTCTTCTCCGTGGTGACTATGCTTCAAGAATGGAAGGGTATGCAACTGCCCGTCAGAACGGATGGATGTCCGCAAATGACATCCGTGAACTTGAAGACATGAATCTGATTCCGGATGATCTCGGAGGGAATCTGTATCTGTGCAACGGTTCGTTTACAAAGCTGCAGGATGCAGGTGCCGCCTACGAAAATAAGAAAGACAAGGAGGATATATCAGAATGAAGAAATTCTGGAATTTTATAAAAAACGAAGGTTCATCGGATACTGAACTTCTGTTCAACGGTCCTATTTCTGAAGATACATGGTTCGGAGATGAAATAACCCCTGCCCTCTTCAGAAACGAGCTTTCAAAAATAAGCGGTGACATTACTGTGTGGCTGAACAGTCCGGGCGGCGATGTATTTGCGGCTTCTCAGATTTATACGATGCTGAAGAACCATAACGGAAAGATCACTGTAAAGATCGACGGACTTGCAGCATCAGCCGCCTCTGTAGTCGCTATGGCTGGCGATGAAACCCTTATTGCTCCTACTGCACTAATGATGATCCACGACCCTTCTACTGTTGCTTTCGGAAACAAAGCCGACATGGAGAAGGTCATCACTCTCCTTGAGGAAGTTAAGGAATCGATCATAAATGCATATGAGACCAAATCGAATCTAAGCCGAAATAAAATATCAAAAATGATGTCTGATGAGACATGGTTAAATGCTAAGAAAGCACTTGAAATGGGCTTTGTCGACGGTATCCTTTTCAATGGTAAAAGCTCAGAGCCGCAGAAAACTGATACTGAGCCTGAAGATGAAAGCAAAAGAGCTCAGATAACGGATACAAACGAAGAAAAGGAATACACTGCAATGCAGTATTCTCCTTCGACTACAGCTGCTTCGCTTGTGCAGAAGATCTCGGCTATGGCTCCTTCAGCAAAAGGTGTACCGATAAACCAGCTTGAAAAAAGGCTGGCACTTTTAAAACATTAATATCAGGAGGTAAAAAGACATGACTATTCAGGAACTCAGAGAAAAAAGAGCTAAGAAATGGGACGAGGCAAGAGATTTCCTCGATTCAAAAAGAAATGAAAACGGTCTTCTTTCAGAAGAAGATTCAGCAAAATATGATGAAATGGAAAAAAACATCGTTGACCTTGGTAAAGAGATCGACAGGCTTGAAAGGCAGGAACGGCTTTCAAAGGAAATGTCTGCGAGCACTTCATCTCCTATTGTAAATGCCCCCGGTTCACATGATGTAAAACCGGAAAAGCAGTCTGTCGCTTCTGAAAGCTATAAAAATGCTTTCTGGAACAGCATAAGGAACCGCAACTGGGTCGATATCAGAAATGATCTGCAGGTCGGCACAGACAGTGAGGGCGGATATCTTGTTCCGGACGAATTTGAAAAGAAGCTCATCGATGCACTTGAAGAAGAAAATGTATTCCGTTCACTCGCCACAAAGATCCATACTTCTTCCGGTGACAGAAAGATCCCGGTCATCACTCAGAAGGGTGAAGCTGTGTGGATGGAGGAAGAGGAAGCATATACACTTTCCGATGATGCTTTCGGACAGATCTCACTTTCGGCATACAAAGTCGGTACTGCGATCAAGATCTCAGAAGAACTGCTTAATGACAGCGTGTTCGATCTCCCCGCTTACATCTCAAAGGAATTTGCAAGACGTATCGGTTCAAAGGAAGAAGAAGCATTCCTTACCGGTGACGGTATAGGAAAGCCGACAGGGATCTTTGCTGCTACAGGCGGTGCTGCTGAAGGAGCTGTTACATCGGGAGCAAACATAAGCTTTGATGACATGATGGAACTCTTCTTCTCTGTAAAGTCACCATACCGCAAAAAGTCTGTATGGCTTCTTAACGAACAGACTCTTAAGGCTCTCCGCAAGATCAAAGACAACACCGGAAACTATATCTGGCAGCCGTCAGTCAGTGCAGGTATTCCTGACACTATTCTCAACCGTCCTTATGTTACATCAGTATATGCTCCGCTTCCTGAAGCCGGAAACAAAGCTGTAGCATTCGGTGATTTTTCATATTACTGGATCGCTGACAGACAGGGACGCTCACTCAAGCGACTCAACGAGCTCTTTGCAATGAACGGACAGATCGGTTTCCTTGCTTCACAGAGAGTCGACGGAAAGCTTATCCTCCCTGAAGCTGTAAAAATACTTTCAATAAAGGGCTGATAAAAAATGATAACACTCAAAGAAGCAAAAAATTATCTGAGAGTCGATTATGAAGAGGATGACAAGCTCATCCTCTCATACATCGAATCAGCAAAACAGCTTGTTATGGACGCAGGAAGAATGGATGAGGACGAATTCACCCGAAACGAAGATACTGTTCGTACTGCAATGTATTTTACCATCGGATACCTGTATGAAAACAGAAGTGATCCCGACCTTCACAGGCTTACACTTAATCTCAGATCGATCCTTTTTGCTCAGAGAGAAGGTGTTATCTGATGGAGATCGGCAGGCTGAATCACAGGATCACGGTGCTTGAACACAGAACGGTCCGGGATGAGATCGGTAATCACATGACAAAATGGGAAGAAGCATTCTCACTCTGGTCATCTGTTTCAGTAAGATCTTCAGCTGAATCCGATGATACCGGTGTGATCCGTCAGGTCGAGACTACTGATTTTATTGTGAGGATGCATCCTTCTGTGTATCATATCTCCAGTACCGGATTCCGTATTCTTTTTCGCGGTATTATTTATGATATCATCGGCATCACTCCGTATTATGACCATAACAGCTATATGAAGATCCAATGTATTTCCAGAAAGGCTGGTGATACCGATGGCATCAACTGATTCAATGGCTGATGAGATCATGAAAGGGCTTATGGAATATTCTGATCTGGCAGATACAGAGATGAAAAAAGCGGTAAAAAAGACTGCTGATTCCGTAAAAAAAGAGATCTCATCCAACTCTCCGGTCCGTACCGGAAGATACAAAAAAAGCTGGGCATCAAAAAAGTCAAAGGAAAACAGTCATGAACTTGAAATGACAGTGTATTCAAAAGACAGATACCAGCTTGCACATCTTCTTGAAAACGGGCATGCAAAAAGGAACGGCGGGCGAGTTTCCGGACGTCCTCATATTGCTCCGGCACAGACCAACGGAGAAAAAATGCTCGAAGATCTCATCAAAGGAGCATTATCATGACATATGAACAAATAAATCTTATGATGGAGGAAACGGGACTTCCTTTTGCATATCACCATTTTGCCGAAGGTGAATCCCCGTCTCCCCCGTTTCTTTTATTTCTGTCACCCGGAGAAAATACGTTTTCTGCAGATAATTACATGTACATAAGTTTTAAGAAGCTTAACATCGAGCTTTACACGGACAGGAAATCTCCTGATACCGAATCCGAGCTTGAATCTGTGCTTAAACGTCACCGGATCTATTATACAAAAACTGAATCATGGATCGCATCTGAAAAGATGTATGAAGTGCTTTACGAAATGGAGGTCTAACAATGGCTCTTAAAAAGAACAAGGTCAAATTTGGTCTTAACAAAGTCCACTATGCAAAGATAACAGCATGGTCAGATGAAGGTGTTCCGACATTCGCTTCACCCGTCAGACTGCCTGGTGCTGTGTCTCTTTCGATAGATGCAAACGGTGAGGCTGAAAACTTTTATGCAGACAATACCGTTTACTATGTTATAAACAACAACGCAGGATACACCGGTGATCTTGAGATTGCACTGATCACGACCGACTTTGCCACTACTATTCTTGGTGAACTGCTTGATTCAAACGGAATTCTTTATGAACGCAACGATGCTGAAACTACTCAGTTTGCACTGCTCTTTGAATTTGACGGAGATAAAAACCATATTCGTCATGTTCTTTACTGCTGCTCCGCTTCCCGTCCTAAGACTGAAGGTTCGACTACGGAAGAAACAACAGAAGTTAAGACAGAAACACTTTCACTTAAAGCTGCAGCACTGCCTTCAGGTCTTGTAAAATCAAAAACATGTGAAAATACAGATGAGACGATATACAACAACTGGTACAAGTCAGTTTATATCCCTGTCACTGCAGCAAAAGAATCCGGCAATGCAAACAGTACTCCGGCAAAAACATAATTAACAGGAGGTATCAATATGGCTATACAGAAAATAATACTCGTTGACGGAAAAGAAATACCATTCAGAGCGAGTGCCGCAGTTCCCCGCCTTTATCGTCTGAAATTCAGAAGAGATATTTATAAAGACTTTTCAGAACTTCAGAAAAATGTCAGTGAGGAGGATGAAGATAACTCAGGTCTGGACATTGAATCCCTTGAGGTCTTTGAAAATATCGCATATATAATGGCAAGGCATGCAGATCCGGATAACGTACCGGATTCACCTGATGAATGGCTTGAACAGTTCAATACATTCAGTATCTATGAAGTTCTCCCGAAACTAATCGAACTCTGGGGAATGAACGTAGAAACACAGATCGAATCTAAAAAAAACATCGCCCGACTGACCGCCCGATGACAACTCCTTTGTTTCTCCTTCGCTGTGTTCAGCTTGGCATTTCTTTGAGTGAGCTTGATATGCTAACGATAGGGATTGTCAATGACATGTTCAGCGAAAGGGAAAGAGATGAGTATGAGTGGGTTGAACTTGCAACTGATTCGGATATGGCGGCTTTTTAGTATTGTTTTAATATCTGTTTCATGGTATAATTACTTCATTAAAACTGATTTAAATCGTTATTTAAATCAGTTGTACAAATATGAATTTATGGAGGTTAAAGAATGAAACCCTTTTCATATTACGATAATCAAGCATGGGAAAAATGGTGGGATCCGGCTCATGAAAAAAATCCAAATCATTTCAAAAATGCAAAAATAATTGTATTTGCTCCCGA